CTGGACAAATCTCTTGGACAGTCCCAAAAATGTACACAGTGAAACGAAGTCCTGCATCGAATTAAACACTGGTGTACCAGTGACAATCCACTTGATTTCTGTTTTAAGGAGGCACACACTCTTGAAGATCTTTGAATTCCCATTCCTAATTTCGTGAGCTTCGTCAAGGATCACACGGTTCCATCGATGTCTATGAATTTCTGATTTCGCACTCAGAAGGGAATACGGCGCGATCGTGACTGAGCATTTCTCGGGGGATGACAGGAGTTCTAGATCGAGTTTTCGCCCTGGGCCATCGAAAACAGTAACATGTAGACTGGGGGCAAAACGATTGATTTCCTCAACCCATTGTGTGATAATAGATTTGGGTACGATGATTAAAGTGCTTTGTTTCGGATTCCCGAGAACGGTCGAAATCAGTTGCACGGTCTTACCCAGACCCATCTCGTCACAGAGAAATCCACCTTTTGGACCCCTACTCTGATTTTCCATTCCAAGCATCCATTCTACACCATCTCGTTGATAAGGTATGAATAAACGAGTTTTCAATTTGCTCGTCGCCAGTTTATACTGTTGGCTAGTCATTTTGTCGAATTTCACAATTGACTGATCCGACTTAGGTGTGAAAAAATGTTAGGATATTATAAAAAGAAGATGCCGTCTTCAAACAATAGAGTATATCATAATTTTCCAGGAACGTTTGACGGTTTTAACTTTGGTTCATTTAACACCGACCTTACAGAATGGTATGAGATAGGTTTATATGTGAGCCGGTCAATACCTGGATTTAATCTGTTTGAACCACGAGAATTCAAATCTTTTATTAAGCGTTATGATCGTGACAGTAGGTTGATGGCCCAACTTAGGTGGGGTCAAATCGAAGTGAGTGGGCAGGCGAACCAGTCAAACTACTCAAATAACCGTGGTTTCAAAATTTACGTAGGAGGTAGGTCTAAGTGGTTTAAATGGCCAACAAGTAGAGAACAAATAGAAAAATTTCACGGCTTTAGTCAAAATTTTTGGGCTAATAGTTATTCAAATTCAAATAACGAAAAACACTTTTATCCCCACTACTCAAATAACAACTCGAGGATCAAATGGGAGAAAAAGTTCGTCAAGAATATGCCCACGAACGAAGCGGGTAGCCTAAATAACTTCAAAGATGGAAACAAGGTCATACAATTCAAAGCTGGAAATATTAATAAATACATGTCTCAAAACACTTTCATAACAATGACTAAGATGTCCCCGATCCGTGCGTATAATAAACCCCAAACCCAAATTCTCTTCAAGAACCCATTCACACGTGCTAATGTGAAACGTGGAGAAATAAAGTTTATGGTCCTCAAAAATGCCGCCACAAAGATTCAATCTGTCGTTAGGGGTAAAAAAGCTCGTAACGTCGTACAAACTGCAACCCGAAGGAAACTTCTCGCGAACGCCGCGGCCAAAAGGAAGTAAAAAATCTCACCAATATGTAAGAAATGGCACCATTACCACCGGTAACTAACCCCGATATACCACCCGAAATAGAAGTAACCGAATTTGGACTCCGACATAGTAGGAACAGCATAAAGCTTGATAAATATGCGACAAGGAATGGACTTATAGGTGTGTTACACAACTTCCCATACAGCACAGATTACATTAGGTTACTTCTACTGTCGAAGTATGCCCGCCTTGCCTATAAATTAGGACTGAGTAGGAGTGCATATAGTGTGGGTGCTATTGCTGTCGATATGGATAAATTTAGGACGCGACCCAGTGCAAATTACGATATTAGGGGTCGTCCCTTCAGCTCCCTTGACAACGGAACGTATGGCCGGAATGGTCTTCGACCCAGGGATCCGAGAGTCGATAAGGTGAAGTCGTTTCTCAGGAGACACCTCAACCGTGAACCTACTGATAAGGACGTCGACTGGGTGACTTATACGTATTTCGGGTCAGATGCGTTTAACGAAGAGTACGGGACCGGTTCGGATCTTTATTACGGTATGCAGGATAGTTTTTACAACGAGCGTGGTAGAAAAAAACTGAGAGACAACTTTAACAGGTGGCCACGTGTAAGGAGATACCAGCGAAGAATAGCTACTCAGTACTATGGTAATGGGAACTCAAACTCGAACTCGAACTCGAACTCGAACAATACTCCTTTAGCTTACACTTACTATGGTGGAACTTCAATTAGCATGGTCAATTGGGCAAATAATTACTTTAGCGGGAACTCGAACTCGAACTCGAACAATACTCCTACTACTACGAGTCGGATAACGTGGGAGAAGAAATTCGTCAAGAATATGCCCACGAACGAAGTGGGAAGCCTTGACAACTTCAAAAATGGAAATAAGGTTATCCAATACAAGGTGGGGAAAGTCAATAAGTATATTTCACCATACACGTTCCAAAAACTCTCTAAGATGTCCCCGATCCGTGCGTATAATAAACCCCAAACCCAAATTCTCTTCAAGAACCCATTCACACGTGCTAATGTGAAACGTGGAGAAATAAAATTTATGGTCCTCAAAAATGCCGCCACAAAGATTCAATCTGTCGTTAGGGGTAAAAAAGCTCGTAACGTCGTACAGGCCGCAGCCCGAAGGAAACTTCTCGCGAATGCCGCGGCCAAAAGGAAGTAATTTTTTTTTTAAATGTTGGGATATTATAAAAAGAGAATGGGTTTTTTCACAGGATATTCTGAAATAATTGGAAATCCAACTGATATAAGGTTACCAAAAAGATTAAAGCGTCTTGAAGGTCAATTTAGTTGGCAAGGTCGTGTTCGCGCAGTTCTAAAATCGGGGAATGTAACACCTATTGGATACTATGATGGTTATGGACGGATTGAAGTAGGGAACAATAAATATAATCTTGATGAGAAAGTGGGTAGAGGAGTTGGTTCAGGTGATGCATTTATGATTACAGATTACGTATATCAAAAAATTATAGACCATAAAAAATACTATTCAGAAATGAATTTATATACAATGTTATTAAATAATTCCCGCTTCACTGATAGAGAAACAAAAATTTTGGGATATAAGGATGAATTAATAGAGTTGTCAGTGTTTAGATTGAATCCGAATAGAAGCAAGATCATATTTGAAGAAGATGATTGGTATTACACGGATCCTAGACGAGAAACAGATAAAGGGAAAAAAAGTAAAGAGCGTATTGAACGGCTTGTGAATGAATTTATGGATAGGAATTCAATTAGTAATTCAAATAACAACTCGAGGATCAAATGGGAGAAAAAGTTCGTCAAGAATATGCCCACGAACGAAGCGGGTAGCCTAAATAACTTCAAAGATGGAAACAAGGTCATACAATTCAAGGTGGGGAATATTAATAAATACGTGTCTCAATACACTTTCATACAAATGGCTAAGATGTCCCCAAACATAGCGTATAATAAACCCGAGAACCGGATTCTATTCAAGAACCCATTCACACGTGCTAATGTGAAACGTGGAGAAATAAAGTTTATGGTCCTCAAAAATGCCGCCACAAAGATTCAATCTGTTGTTAGGGGTAAAAAAGCTCGTAACGTCGTACAAGAACGGAAGACCGCAGCCCGAAGGAAACTTCTCGCGAACGCCACGGCCAAAAGGAAGTAAAAAATCTCACCAATATGTAAGAAATGGCACCATTACCACCGTTAACCAGAGACTCTGTGCGACCCCGGATACTCGCAGGAGGGCGTGTCGCGGGATCAGGTGGACTCGTACGGGGTCCCCTATATAGTAGGAACAGTATAGAACTTGATAAATATTCGACAGGCAATGGGCTTAGAGCTTTGAGATACAGCCCAGGTGGCACTGAGATTCTTCTCCTGTCGAAGTATGCTCGCCTTGCCAAAAAAATAGGACTTGACAACTTGACTGCTTTTGCTGTCGATATGGATAAATTTAGGACACGACCCAGTGCAAATTACGATATTAGGGGTCGTCCCTTCAGCTCCATCGATGACGGAACGTTTTGGACTGGAGGGAACAACGGGGGTCTTCGTCCAGGGGATCCGAGAGTCGCTAAGGTGAAGTCTTTTCTCAGGAGACACCTCAACCATGAACCTTATGATAAGGACGTCGACTGGGTGATTTATACGTATTTCGGGTCAGATGCGTTTGACGACGAGTACAGTGACGGTGGGTCACTTTATTACGGTATACAGGATAGTTTTTACAACGAGCGTGGTAGATATTATTATAGAAACTATAATGGCATGGGTAACAGTCCACCGATAAGGAGAGCCCAGAAAAGACTCATTTCGATGGGTACAGTTCCAGGTTCCAGTCGTTACTACGACCCATTCGGGAACAATTTCAATAGGAACAACTTGAACTCAAACTCGAACTCGAACAATACTCCTACTACTACGAGTCGGATAACGTGGGAGAAGAAATTCGTCAAGAATATGCCCACGAACGAAGCGGGAAGCCTTGACAACTTCAAAAATGGAAATAAGGTTATCCAATACAAGGTGGGGAGGCTTAATAAATACATGTCTCAAAACACTTTCATAAAAATGGCTAAGATGTCCCCAAACATAGCGTATAATAAACCCAGGAACCGGATTCTATTCAAGAACCCGTTCACGCGTGAAAACGTCAAAGCTGGAGAAATAAATTTTGTAATCCTCAAAGATGCCGCGACGAAGATTCAATCTGTTGTTAGGGGTAAAAAAGCTCGTAACGTCGTACAGACTGCAGCTCGAAGGAAACTTCTCGCGAACACCGCGACGAAAAGAAAACAGGGTCAATCATCGTGATAGAAGTCTTCTTCGGGGAGTGTTTCAATTTCACACACGGGTGGTGGTAAGTCTTTCTTCTTACGGGTCTTCTTCTCTTTGGGAGGGGGGAGTTCATCCATATGTTCCCTAAAATAGACAACCTTATCCCAAAATTCCCTCATAATTGGGAGATTGGTTTTCCACCATTCAGGGTCTCTCTTAACATTAACGACGTCGAATTCTTCAGGTTTAGGCCAATTAGTCAAGGCTGGTTTGTACTGAATAAAGTCTGCTTCGTCTAGGTCCAAAATCTCCATACATAATTGTAGCTGTGGCATGTAATGGATGGGCACTTCACCGGGTATAATTTGACGCATCGGGGGGCATTTAATCTCCACCAACTTCCCAGATTCGGATACACCGTCTGGACTGCCACCCAACCAGGAATGCACTGGATGGGGGCAGAGACCAAGTTCGTGGACAACCTCCCCATGTCGTTCTTCATATAGAATCCGTGCTTCATCTTCATATTTCTCACCGTGACGGGTGGCCGCGTTACCGGTAAATTTTTCACCGAGACCACATTTTTTGAGGAGGAGTTCAGCCGGTGTTTCATATTTATTCACACCGATGGCTGTAGCTGCATCTGAAGCAGTGAGCATGTTACCACGGAGGGCGAGCCACTCATCTGACTTTTGGGCGGCATACTCCCTTCCAAGTGCTGCTTTAACGTTTGGGTGCATATTACAATATTCTATTTCCTACTTTTTAAGCCGACTTAGGTGTAATCATACTTCGTGTAGGTCCCTAGGAGTTCAAAATAACTCCGCGCTCCATTTTGTTCAGCCTGTTTTTTACTTTTCGCGACACCCCTCGCTAGGAATGCACCCTGAACGTAAATATCAATGTAAAAGACTCCCTCGTGGTGCCCAGAAACCCTGTATTCAGGTAATTCCCAATTATTCACTTGACAGTGACGCATCAAATGATCTTTGTAATTGTCATCTATCATTATCATATTCATATCGATGATGGCAGGGTCTTGGTAAATCCGAAGAATAAATTCCTTCGCGTGAATGAGCCCTATATCCATGTAGATGGCACCAATTAGGGCCTCGAAAACATCTTCTAGAACTTTGGTATTCGTGTTCCACGAATTTCGCATCCCCTTTTCATCCATGATGACGTATTTATCGAGGTTCAAGTGACTTGCGATGTGTGCCAACGTTTCACCACGAACGAGCTTTGTCCGAGCTTTCGTGAGGAAACCTTCTTGTTTATTTTCGTACCGATCAAATAGATACTTTGTAATAACAAATCCCAAAACTGAATCACCTATAAATTCTAGGGTCTCGAAAGACTCTGTAAGATTTTCATACTCTTTTAGAGCAGACTTATGTGTAAAAGCTTTTTGGTACAAACCTAGGTTTTTTATTTTTGTACCAACAACTTGTTCGACTTGAGACTTATCAATTAAGCTCACCATGTTGTTATTATTATTATGTTTTTAATTTTTAAGCCTTCTTATCATTGTCAACCTTCTTGATGTAGTGAGGAGACAGATACTTTTGAAGGTTAAGGTAGGTCACTGTGACGCCTTCTGGGGGGGCGAGGAGTTCACGAAGCTTATCGTCAAGGACAATTTGACGACCGTTCTCGGGGTGTTTGAGACCCTTGTCGGTGATGTACTTGTTAATGAACTTGGTCACCTCAGACCGTGAAGCCAATTCATCGTCGGCAATTTCGAGGAATTCACGAAGTTTCGGGGAAACTTCTTGCTTCCTGTTGAACCCGTTGTTCTCAGCACGCTTCTTGGCCTTCTCACCGTTAGGATCCTCCTGAGTGTTCTTCACCTTTCTCACAAGTTTGGTTAGGTTTTTCACGTCGTTACGGAGAGCAGAAAGTTCGGTTTGGATGGTTTCAAGGGACATTATATATTTATTAGACCCCTAATCTTTAAGTCTATGACAGGCGATATTATTATATCCCGATATACTAATGGATCAGCATATTTATTCAAAACCCACTAGGGACAGGTTTCTGAGTGAGTTCTTACTTTTTAGGGATCCAAAATTGAAAAAGTATTTCGATCGAAATCTTCAGAGAGATTTGAATAAGTTTAGAACACATGCCAAAACCAAACACGCCTCGAAGGGTTTTGATAAATTAATGTATGTTTTGATTACTGATAGCATACGTGACATACTTCTCCAAACTGTGGGTGAAATTACAGAACACATGAAAACGATGGGTGACCTAGTGATCAGTGGTGGGGAGGCTTTCAATATATACACTCCTAAGGATGATAGAATAGTCACGAGTGACATAGATGCGAAGTTTGTGCCTCGAATGTCAGTAAACCCTGAATTTTTTGGCAAACTCCAAGCCACTAAACTGATCATGTGGGATAAACTTGGTCAGATTGCCCAGAAACTGAACCTACGAATTAAAAAGAGAATCACATCCATGCGAAAAATGCACCCCAAAATATTCAAGTTCTTGGGTGTAAATTTTGACTCAAAGGGTCCGTACGTGACTAGGAGGTATATACTCATAAAAAAGAAGAAGACGAGACAGAATAACAAACCAGACAAGAAAGATGTATTCATAGACGTGGAACTGTTCGCTCTCGATCTCAACCTAAAGTTCCTATCTACAAAGACTGGTAAAGTTGAAAACACCAACATTGGGGGAATCTTAGATATCCCCTTCATGCGTCCCAATGAATTCGGTTATGAAGTTGTCATTTCTAGGAGTAGAGGTGTAACATATCGCAACCCCGAAACTGGTAAACTGATGAAAAATAACAAGATATTTGTAGCCAGTAAAGAGTTTCTCATCGAGGACATCTACCTAATGCACAAGCTGAAGTTGAGACCGGAGAAGAAGGAGAAGGATCGTCAACGATTATTAAAATTGTCTAGAGTTTTTGGAATTAGTGCCAAGCCCACTGACTCAATCGAAACACTTTTCAAACGTGTTCACAGTAAAATAGTCAAGAAAAAGCCAGCCACGAGGAAAAACGGTAAGGTTTCTATGGCTAGGGCCACCAATATAAACCCTTACAAATATGACAATTACACCACCAAACCCTCAGACGAACGACTCTCGAAACAGTTGGTTCACGGATTGAAGACCACGTACAACAACGTGAAAGTGAACGGCTACGAAAATAGCTCAGGAAACAAGAGGTTTAACGTTAAAACCCTGAAGTGGAAAAATGTGACTAACAACTCATACGTAAAAAATGAAACAAATTTGAGAATGACGAATGCAAAAAAATTACCAAAAAATTTGAAGGTTACGAAAGATTTATTATACAGTCATAAACCCAGGAGAAACAAATGGGTTTCAAATTCAGTTTTAGACAAGGCAGCAGCGATACCGTTTGTTGGTTTAAAGAAATAGACCGAATGTATAGTATAAATGATTTTCGATACTCTCTCCAAAGGTGAGGACGGTCTCCGATTTGTAAAGGTCCGCACCGATGATAAGCGTAAAGTGTTCGTTCAGTTGAACGGTGTCAAGATTTCTGATGCCTCTGACGAAGCTGTCCTTGATCTCGTGTCTGATTTGAACATCGAGAAGATCAATAAGTTCGATTCTGCGAATATCGAAGCCGCCCAAGCAAATTCCACAGATTGGTTCGGTAAGAAATTGTCCGAGGGTGTTATCAGGGGGGCGTATACACCCAGTACAGACGACAATCACTTGACATGTGAACGACTTGAGGTCACGAAGGTTTTCAATTCTCAGCAGGAGGCTGTTGATTTTGAAACTCTCCAGAAGGATAAGGTATGTGACGTCATCCTCGAATTTTCGGGACTTTGGTTCGCGAAGAAAAATTTTGCTTGTACTTGGAATCTTGTCCAGGTCAGGCTTCACCCAGAGCCAATTATCGATACTTACCCAGAGGAGTATGCTTTTGTCGATGATGATGACGAGCAGTAAAAAAAATTTGTTAATAGTATATAAAAGATGTTCAAGGGCCGTAAGCAAAGCATTCTGATGTTGGTCGCCGTAGCTGTCCTTATCTTCCTTCTGTTCAATTTAAACTCTAAATCTTCTTACACCATCACTGAGCGTGAGTACGCGCCATTCGGTGCTGGACCAGTTGCCCCTGGCCCCTCCGCTGGTCAATCCACTGCGGGATCTGGTGGTATGAACAAGGGTAGTGGTCTCGCCTCGTCCCTTCTCCCCCGTGAGATTGCGTCACAGGAAGACTTCGGTCAGTTCGCACCATCAGATGTCCTTGCCGGTCAGAACTTCCTTGATCCTCGTCAGCAAATTGGTCTCCCAGAAACCGTTGGTGGCAGTCTCCGTAACGCCAATCAGCAGATTCGTAAGGACCCCCCCAACCCCAAAACTCCTTTCGTTTGGAACAATTCCACTATCGTGCCCGATCTCATGCAACGTGGTTTGTGTGCTTAAAGATTAGGATGTACATATAATTAATGAGTGGTGTTTCGAACGAGCTTTCCGAAACTGTCTCAAAACTTGTAGATCTTTCGAAACAACTTTCTGATGCGAAATCTGATATCAAAATCCTCAACCAGGAAGAGAAGAGACTCAAAGAGAATGTGAAGAAACACATGGTTGATCAGGGCATTGATACCATTAACCTCAGGAAAGGTAAAATTAACTTGCGCAAGTCGGTGCGTAAAGGTAGTATGAATAAGGATGCCATTAAGGATGGTCTCATGTCCTTCTTCTCTGGTGATGAAGCCAAAGTCGAGGGCGCTTTAAACGCAATTAAGGATAATCTTAAATCAAAAGAATCAACTTCGATTTCGTTAACTGGTTTAAAAGATAAACCCTCCAAAGAAGTAAGTAATTAGTCACGATGGTTTGGAGTCAATATGTATATGAAGCCACTAATGGCTATGACCCCGAAGTCAGTGACGATGAAGAAATTAATGAAAACACTCCTCTGAATATTGAAGACTGGGAAGTCGAATACTCAGATGAACTACACATGATGTGGAATACGATGAATACCCTCTTGTACGATGCACATATCGAACACTCAGGACAATTCGTGGACTTTGTCGAGTTCTGTTTCAAGGAACATGATTCTCTCCAGGAAAGGTCAACTTGGGAATACGAATCTCGTTTCACTTACATCTGGCGTCATATCAGGCGAATTGTAAACGATAATGACCTTCACGAGGAAATGATGAGGGGTGCTGGCTTGAACGATTTCTTAAACTTTGCCGAAAATTATATGGGCATATAGTAACATGCTTCCCAATCTTACCGCTCAACGAGTGGCCATCCCAGCCGCGCTTTTTTTAACTTTGAGTCCTGGTATACTCGTATCCACAAACGGGAAAAAGGTTTCATTCAGAAACGGAAAAACAAGCAAAAGTGTCACGTTCTTCCACGCTCTCGTGTTCTTCATCGTCTACAGTCTCATCGCAAAGGCGATGGGTTTAGTGTTGACCAAGGCGGATCTCCTAGTGAGCACGTCATTGTTCCTGCTTCTGAGCCCAGGTCTTCTCCTTACTTTACCACCAGGAGGCAAAGGCCTGTTCCGTTCAGGACAGACGAGCATGACTGCCGCGTTGGTGCATTCGATCGTGTTCGCGGTTGTCTTTGCGATATTGCGGCGTCAATTTCCTCAGTTCTATTAGGTAGGAGGCAGATGAGGTATCTCGTTTTGGGACCAGCGTCTATGGGTATATATTCCCTAATCGGTTGTCTCAAAGCTAGGGAATCCAAACTCGTGGATATCAAGGAGGTATCAGGTTCTTCTGCCGGTGCCATTCTGGCACTATTTTTAGCTATGGGAATGTCCATGGATGAAATACTGGAAACAGCTATATCACTGAACATTTCCAATTTTGTCAAAATCAAATTGGGTTCATTCTTTACTAAATTTGGTTTTGTTGACATCAACCCGATAAGGAAGAAATTGGTTGATATTTGTGGTTCTGACCCCACATTTAGTGAGATAGATATGAAAATATATATAGCGGCGTTTTGTTTGAATACTTCAGAGACTGTGTATTTCTCTAAAGATTCACACCCAGATATGAAGGTCGTAGATGCAGTGTGTATGAGTATGGCGGTTCCGTTTATATTTTCGTGTGGAAAATACATGAATAATACGTATGTAGATGGTGGGATGAAAGAAGAATATCCATTGGCGCCATTCTTAGATAAAAGGCCATACGAAGTCACATGTATGAAAATAGTAGCCAGTCAGATCTATCAGGAGGATATAAACACACCGAGACAGTTTGTAGAAACTCTGATCCGTTCTGCGTTATCAAATAGAGAAAAATACAATCGACCAGTAGAAGAAATAGAAATAAACATAGGAGATACGAACATATTTGATTTTAATATGAGTTATGAAGAAAAAGTGAAATTATTTAACATCGGTTATACATTTTAATACTTTTTTGTCAGTCTAATATATATGATAGATGCGTGTGACCCAGACGCGGATCTAAACACCCTTCGGAAGCTAATAAAGTTGAATACCGGGGAAAATATTAAACTGACAAAAACAGAAATTTGTCAAGTGTATGAAAATATACAGGATGGAAAGTTACCATTACCACCATTGATTCTAGACGAAAAAAAGACCTACCTGACAGATAGGAAGTCACCCCTGTCTGTCACAGATTATGAACGTCTTTTCGATTCATCGACGAAGCTCGGTGAAATAAAGAAACTCGCCCGCAAAGTCAAATTGGAGGATATCGAGAAGAAGACCAAAAGTGATTTGATTGAGGCAATTGGGAAAAGATTGAGACATTTGAAAGTTATTGAACCTGTCAAGTTATCATCGAAACGTGTCATAACGAAGAAGACGAATGCACCTGTTTTGGAGAATGAGAACGTCAGTGACCTGAACTCTGCGATGAATTTCAATGAAAATAGGAACAACCTGAACGAAAACCTCCGTTCAAATGGGAAGAACAACCTGAACGAAAACCTCCGTTCAAATGGGAAGAACAACCTGAACGAAAACCTCCGTTCAAATGGGAAGAACAACCTGAACAAGAACAATTTCAATAGGAACAACTTGAACAGGAACAACTTCAATAGGAACAACCTGAACAGGAACAATTTCAATAGGAACAGGGACAAAAAGGGTGTCAGATTTCCAGATGAAAGTATTTTTAAGAGTCAACCCAAACCCGACTTTCTTAAAAGGAGTGGTTCGAGTTCCAATTCGAGGCAGTCCAGAATTGGTAACGTTTTCAAGAGAAATACACCAAATTTTCTCAAACGAAAAGTACCATTGGGGGGTGATACCAATTTTATTGAAGCTAATAAATTTAATGGTTCTAAAATTCCAAAAGGTTTTGTATTCAAAACTGGTAACAAGGGTCTAGGATATTATAGATATTATAGGAATGTCCCATTTCCTAGAGGACAGGGACCCCTTCCCTTGAAGCCCCTTCCCTTGAAGCCCCTTCCCTTGAAGCCAGTGACTCCTGTGGGTCCCAACAAGAAAACCAATATCAACAACAAGAAGCCCAACACCAATATCAACAACAAGAAACCAAATATCAACAACAAGAAACCCAACACCAATATCAAC